ATCTTCCAAGTAAATTAAAAGTGGCGTGTGAGGCATACGAAATACTTAAAAACATAGGTATTATTTGTTGTGGTGTCGCCACTGCGGTTTTTGCTTGGAAGATGAGTACGAGTGTAGTACGAAAATTAGGCGTAGCGCTGTTTGGTTCATCGGTTGAACCTCAATATGAAAAGAAGGAGGTCAAAATTTCGAAAATACTACCTAAGAAAACTTTGTTACGTCGCAACGTTGCTTTAGACGTTAAGCGTGTGACAGTTGAAGGGCAGTTGTGTGCTGAGGATTTTAATCCTTATCAGGCATTACTCAAACGTAATATGTACCGTATTTCGTGTGATGGACAGACCAATGGATGGGCTATTGCTTTGACTGAGAGAATATTTTTGATTCCACGTCATTTCGACGGTTTTTACACTAGCATAGATAGTGATGAGGTGAAAGTGACGTTTAAGAATATTTTCTCAGATAAAGTGTGCTTTGAAATTGATTGGTTGTCAGACATTGAAGTGTTTGACGAGCATTGTAATGAAGCCGCGCCTCCTGATTTCCTTGTATTTAGGATTGCATCTGCAAAATGTAGAGAACATGCAGATATCAGGAATTATTTCAGGAAGAGTTCCGAAATACAACGCCGCGGTCAATACCGATCAATGTTTTCCATGGTGCGTAATAATGACATTATTATGACGTTGCCTACTGTTCAATATGATCCTGATAAAATTGAACAATATCCGTGGGAGCATTTGTGGTTTACAGGAGGAGATATTAGTTATTATGCTCCTTTACAGAAAGGAGATTGTGGTGCTCCAATTTTGACGTGTGATCCTAGGTTTGGTCGACCGACCATTCTGGGTATCCATGTCGCTGCACATATATCTTCAAATCGTGACAAGTTGTGTTTGGGAAAACTTATTTGCCGCGACGTTCTTGACAGAGCTGTAGAGTTGTTTAAGAACCCACAAGATCAAGGCTTGGTAGAGGAGGAGATTCCTATAGAAGATAATGTTGAAGTGCAAGGTTTTTGTGCTTTGGCAAAATTGAAGGGACCAAATGTTCCTACTTCTACCAATTTGGTTCCTAGTGAGATGGCTAAGCATTTATGGCCTAATACGATGAAACCAGCTTACTTGCGCCCGTTTAAAGGCAAAGATGGGTTAATTATTGACCCAGCATACAAAGCTCGCATTGGATATAGTCACGATGAAGTTTATATTGATGCTGAGTGTTTGCGCCATGCTAAACATCATGTTATGAAGTTGGTGTGTCTTCGTGAAGAGGCGCCTCCTTGGGAGCCCCGATTATTGACTTTTGACGAAGCCGTAGTAGGCGTACCGGGTATAGATTTTGTGGATTCCATCAATAGAAATAGCAGTCCTGGTTATCCTTATGTCATTGAGGGCCATTCTAAAAAGAAGTTATTTTTCGGGGATGGTCAAGAGTACGATTTATCAAATGGGTATGCTCGTGAGTTAAGAGCGAAGATAGATCATTTACTAACGGACATACGGTCTGGTAAAAGAAAGTTGTTTGTGTACCTTGATTACCTTAAATATGAGAAACGACCTATAGAGAAGGTTGATGTTGGCAAAACACGACAATTTATGGCTGGTGCATTAGATTATCTCATTTTGATGCGAATGTATTTCGGTGACTTTAATCGTTTCATCTGTGCGAACAGAATTAGGAACGGAATTAGCATCGGTATTAATCCGTATGATGAGTGGGACACTTTGGCGCGATATTTAGGAGGAGATAGCAGTGATAGAGTGGTTACTGCTGGTGATTATTCTAAATTTGACGCTAGAATTCCTGTGCCAATAGCTTACGCCGTGTTAGATATTGTGGAAAAATTTTATTCGTTAACCTCGACTGATGAGGATCGTCGAGTTCGGCGAATATTATTTTTAGATATTGTCAATTCTCTGCACTTGTCTAACGGTGTTTTGTACGAATTTGTTGGAGGCAATCCTTCGGGACAGCCACTGACTAGCGTTTTTAATTCTATTGCGAACTTGCTTATGTTAGCTTACAGTTGTGTGTGCACAATAAAAGCAACTGATAAGCCATTAGTTGAGGCTCGCAAGATTCTAGAACGCACTCGATTTGCAGTTTACGGCGATGACAACATTATTGCCTATTATGAAAGTGATCATTATGTTTGGGGTCAAGAGGTTCTTGAGCAGAGCATGCCGAGATATTTGGGCATGTCTTACACAAATGAACTTAAAGATTCTGATATGGTCGTCTCTAAGAGGAAGTTAACCGAAGTTCAGTTTTTGAAGCGTGGCTTTAAAAGGGAACATGGTAGATGGCTTTGTCCCTTGGAGATCACAACATTGAAGGAAACCTTGTTGTGGAGAAAGAAAAATTTTGATGAGGATGAAATGTGTGATCGTATATCTACCGTGCTAAGTGAATTAACCTTGCATGGTAAAGATGTTTACGAGACATATGCACCATCCATAATCAAAGCCGCTTGGCAGGCTTATCAGATAATTCCTTTTGGGAAGACATTTGAAGAAGCTTTTGATAGCGGTCTTTACCTTTCTTATTAAGCATAAAACACAAAAGTTTTTAGGGATATTTTACTTATAAAAATTCCCATTTGGGTTGGCAACACCCCGTTAATTGTTGTGCCTATAACACGTTGCGTGGTAGGTTGGTTTCCGACACCGTAAAATAGAGTACCTTTTAGGAATTGTGAGTGGAGTGGGATGGTAATCCACATGACGCAAAGGTACTCAGGAGGGCTCTGGCTATTTAGCCTTAAATTTCCAGGATGAGCTAGGTAGAGTTATCCAGAAATCCCACCACACGAGTAATTGAGTCAAAGCTCATGTGTGTAAATATGACTTGCTGCAAATAATTTGAATAATATTCCTGTTGTCGTGCAGGAAAATGTTGTCCAGTCTACTGGCGACACTACGACATTTCAAGATGATGGTCAGCGAGTAGTCAATATAATTCGAGATATGGTTACTGATTATTCTGTTAATCCAGTTGATTCTTCCGACATTTCCATGTTTATGGCTAAACCTGTGGAGATATCTAGTGGATTTTTAGATGGAGGCCCAGCGGGCACTCAGAGTTTAATTATTCCTAGTATAGGTGCTTTGCTATCTACTTACACTATTTGGAAGTTGAAGTTATCTGGTTACAGATTATGCAGAGGTACTGCAGTGTTTAGAATGAATATTAATGCTCAACCTTTTCAAGCTGGTAGATTTATTATGCATTTTTTACCTTGTTTTAATGCATTAGATTCAGCATATTCGACTATAAGACACGCAAATTCTGATTTATGTAAGATTACTCAACATCCTTGTGTTGAGTTTGATATACATGAGGCTTCTGTGGAGTTACGTGTTCCTTATGTTGCTCCTACCCAGTGGTATGAATTCAATAGAGGGTCTGCCATTTCCGATTATTCTTATGATTGGGGAGCGTTATTTGTACACGTTTTAGCACAAATTCGTGTTGGAACAGGTACGAACGACGTTTCATATTCATTATACTTGCATTTTGAAGACTTTGAAGTTTGTAGTCCTATTGTGCCACAAATGAATGCAGACAAGAAGAATTTGAAAGCCAGAAAGATTGAGCGCAAAAATGTAGCCAACACTGGGGTGGTTTCCAGCACTTTGGAAGCGTTAATTTCTCCTCTTGATTATTTTCGCAAAATTCCTTTGGTAGGGGGTTTTGTAGATATGGGTCAAGATTTGTTGGCTGGAACAGCTGGGATATTTTCAGCTTTTGGTTATTCCCGTCCTATGGACCCAAGCAATCCGCAAATGATGCAACTTAAGCCTTATTATAAGTCTTACAATTATAATGGCATAGATGCATCTGACAATTTGTGCGTTGATAGCTTAGGTGCTGTTTCCAGTGTGCCCGGTTTTGCAGGCTCAAGTAAAGACGAAATGTCTTTGTCTTATTTGAAACGTATTCCAGCTTATGTGGACCAGGTTTCTTGGCTTGCTAGCCAGGCTAGTCAAACTAAGTTGATGAGTGTTACGGTTTCTCCCAATGCATGCGTCTTGAGGCGCACTCTTTCTTATGATGTTTATAATATTGGTGTGGCTTCTGCTCCTCCTTTTGTGTATTTGTCGAGATATTTCAAGTTTTATAGGGGATCTATAGAGATTACTTTTAAATTTGTTAAGACGCAGTATCACACAGGAAGATTGGCATTTTGTTTCACACCTTTTCAGAAAGTATCAGATTTCGTTCCAATTTCGTACAGCGATAATGGTTACGTAATGAGAGAGATTGTAGACATTCACCAATCTTCAGAGATCACATTAATAATTCCCATGATATCTGCCAAACCTTATTTGTCAACTGGTTGGGATCCTGCCGATTCATTACCTGAAGCATTAGGGGTTTTGGACGTATGGGTTGTTAATGAGTTGGTCGCTCCAGAAACTGTTGCTGACAATATTACCATATTGCAATATTGTTCAGCTGGAGAAGATTTCGAGTTTGTAGCGCCGACCGCAGTTAAAAATTACGCCATACCCCAAATGGGTGAGAGTGATATTAATAGAGATAGAGCACTGACGACTAAAGTTATCGGTGGTTACTCAATGCCTGACATGTCTTTAGGCCCTGTCATGGCGTGTATTGGTGATCCTATTCTCAGTATTAAACAGTTGATTATGCAAGCTAGACCGTTGCTTAATGGACCCACATTTACG